AGAAGCGCTGCTGGATGAGCGAGCGCGCAGGCAGAGGCAGCTCCAGGAGCAGCTGGCATCTGTCGGACAGCAGCACGTGGCAGTATTCACCTCGACCGGTGTTGGAGTAGCGATAGCCTCTATGGTCAACACGATATTTCACCGCAATGCAGAATGTTGGTCGAGTTAAATCCTCTGTAGCTTTATCGCTGCACGACGTCTTGGTTTGTACTTGTACCCCTACAGGTACCGTATGTATTTTCGAAGGTTGTTTCAGCCTTTCGAGTTTTGACTCAACTTTCTTTACTAATTGGTGATGGTTACTTGAGTCTTCCGAGCTTCATTTAACTTCACGTTTCTTTTAGGCAAATCTATGCGTACCAAAAAGTTTTTCTAAACTCCCTCCAGAGAGTTTCAAAAGTATTTCTGGATCCCCTTTTGGATTTGATTTGTTACTACATTTAGAGATTAATCCACTCTTGTTTTTCTGTTAGTAACCGTTCGGTGTGTTCCTTTTAGTAGTTGATAGAGATGTTCACCCATCTTGTGATATTTGATTACACCCCTCTAATATGTTAGTCTCGATTAACGTTCTGGCCTTGACAACCCAGAACTACGACACCGACTGAGGATCTTTGAGTAAGACTTTAGAGACTTATCTCATGTTAGGAGCCTTTTATTAGGACTTTGTATGAATTCCCTGGCAATCTAATTTGCTCTGTCCCCCAGCTAGTACTTTAATGTAAATTGTGTGATAGATGGCATCTGGCACAATCTAGTATGGCTACAGAGTCGATTTTATTGTTGGAGTTTTCTTAATCCGACGTACTGGAACTTAGTTGAATATATGATCTTTATGTCTCGTTTATCTAGCTGAACCACAGTTAGAAGGTGGCCCACACTACCTCCTTTTTCTGAGACCTCTATTGTGATTTGACACTTCCGTATCATGTTTAATATCTTTTTAGAATGAAAATCGATCCTGAATTTGCGTCAACCCCCCTCCTGTTTCAACAATTATGATTTCTTCAATTATTCGCGGAAACAAAGGGAAAAGTGGGCAAAACAGGATTTCACCGTACGGTCAACCAAGCCGTTACGAAGGCATCAAGTCCCATGGTGCTAGAAGAGCTGCAACGCGATCTGCTATGGCTACTCTCAACAGTTACTCTACTTCCGTTTTTAAACCACAGTCTGGATTGACTGAGGTTAGTGAATTTACGGAAATTTTTGAGTCTTTGAGTGATTTTGCCAAGGTGGATGTTCCTCAGAATGTTTTTAAGGAAGTTGAGGGCCTTACGGCTCTCTTCTTTGCGTTGCATGAAGTTCAAAGTTTAAAGCAGTTTTCTGCTATTGTCTTTTTGTATATTAGGAGTCATTATGAAGACTCTATTTCTTCTATGGTTATTAGTTATTTGTCTGATTTGTTTGACGAAACTGGGTTCACTGCTCAGTCTAATGGTGATTCGCCTAACTGGCTTTCTACCATTCGTAACGTCCAGTATAACTGGAATTTAGCCAAGTCCAATATGGCTTTTAAACAGATTTCCAAGCTTATGGGTGTTCTCGTGACACTCGGTTTATGCAAGGTATCTGATATCCAGTTTTCTATTGGCGGATTCAAGTTGTTTGATGAGAAGTTGTTTGATGTTCATTATTCAGCATTTGATATTGCTGATGCTTTATGTAATACTGTAACTTATTTCGCAGAGGGCATGTATATGTGTTTCAAGACAGGTTCTGTCCGTCCTTTGTTGTTAAATAATGCGGCCGCTGTTGAACTTGATGATCAGTATATCCAAGTGATTCAATGGTGGGATTTGGTTCAGAATGGCAATTTGGAAAAATTTGCCAATGTCTCTGAATCCGTCTTTTTGCGTCAGACTGAGCAAGTAGCAGCTGCTTTACGCAATTTGCTTGCTACTTCTCGCGGATTTGAAAGTAAATTAGTGACTGATAAGTTGCAGAAAGTACTTAAAATTCTCAACGATTACACTAGTTTAAAAGTTAGTGGATCTATTCGCGAAGCTCCGTTTGCTATAGAGTTGTTTGGTCCTTCTAGTCAAGGTAAGACAACTTTCGGTGAAATGCTTATCGACTGTCTCTGCGTTGGTGCAGAATTGCCAGTCGGTAAGGAATTTCGTGCTGCTATCAATGCTTCAGATAAGTTTTGGTCTAATTGGCAATCTAGTATGATTGTTGCTAAGTTTGATGACTTAGCAAATGAGACTCCGAATTTTGTGGAGACTCCGCCAACTCGAGCTATTATTGATGTTATGAACAATCAAGCTTTTTATGCTCCCAAAGCTGAACTTGAAGCTAAAGGCAAGTGCTTTGTAGAACCCAAGATTTGTTTGGTTAATACCAACAAGAAGGACTTGGATGCTTCGAAGTATAGCAATTGTCCGTTTAGTATTCAGCGTCGTATGCACGTTGTTATTACTGTCACTGCTCGGAAAGAGTTTTGTCATTCTACTGGAGGTTTAGATCCTTCCAAAGTCATCGAGCACTATACCGATGAATATGGAAATTATTTTCCTCCGGAGATTGATGATATTTGGCTTCTCACGATTGAGAAAGCTAAGGAACCTCCCAATCTTTTCAAGCAAGATGGTACTATTAACGAGTCAAGTATGATGGAAGTAGCAGGCTATGAGCCCATTACTTGGCGAGGCAAGAAGATGGTCAATGTTGATGCTTTGGAATGCATCGCATGTGTTACCGACCTCTTTGCCAAGCATCGTCGAGAGCAGGCCAATATTTTGGCAACGCAAGTTGATCGTCCTGCTCGTTTGTGCCGCTGTGGAGTTAACGGTTGTATGCAATTGAAGGGCAATTGCCCTGATCATGTAGAACCGCAACTTGGTTTTGAAACGGCTATCGCTCTTAATTTCATTAAGAACAAGTTTGTTGGAAAATTTTCTAAGCAGATGTCTGTTTTTGGAGACAGATTAGAGAATATGACGACTAGGACGCTTTACAAGTTCGCAAACTTTTGGTATGACCATTTCGAGTGGGTTTCCTTGGTACCGACTCCGTATTTTGAGTCTCCAAGGTTCCAACGTTTCCTCTTGTGGTGGTATAAAGATGAAATTGAAAGGCGTTTTAAACACAATCTTTTCGCGCATTTTATGTTAGTTCTTATTGTTGCATATTTTTCTATTACTTTTGCTGTTATTGTTTTCCTTTTCGGTTGCTACATTTTCGTTGGTCTTGGCAAGAAATTGTCCAAGGATATTCTCAGTGAATTGAAGGAGCGTCATGATACTCTTCCTGAGATGGTAGCCACGCGTCGCGATAGATATGCTACGTTCATTTGTAGAATGTCTCTCGCTCTTGCTGCCTTGTATTTCGTTTCTCGCGTTTATCGTGCTTGGCGTGCTATCATGCCTCAGGGCTCATTGTCTCCCAAGAGTCCGAGTGATGTTGAAAAGCGTGACAAGCAAGAGAATGTATGGGCTTCGGTTGTCCAGCGGCCTATTTTCACTATGACCGCCACTTCCACCATGCAGCCTCGTGAGTTACTAAATGTTCTCAAGAATAATATCTTGTATGCAGTTAGTGACTTTGGTGGAGTACGCAAGCACGTGAATGCTTTGTTTGTTCGGAGTAATTTGGTATTAATACCAAAACACTATTTTGAAGAAAGGGATTCTGTCGATGTTACTTTTTCGCGGAATTCTCCTGATAGTGTCGGAGGACGATTTCGAGCATTGTTAGAGTTGGAGAACTCTTACGTCATTCCAGATACCGATCTGGTGCTCTGTTATTGTCCGAATGGAGGTACTTTTAAAGATGTTAGTAAGTACCTTCCGCCCTCCAATATTGGTGACAGCACTTTCATTATGCTGTACCGGAATCGTGAAGGTGAGTTGTTTGAACACGGTGGTTCTTATAAAGCCGGTGTTGTCAATAATTCCCTTTGTGATTTCGATGGTGGTATGTACAAGCATTTGTCCATCAATACCTTTGGAGGATTGTGCGGTTCAGTGATTGTTTCTATGGATAGGAATCCGTATATCGCTGGAGTGCACTTAGGAGGTATTTCCGGTAAGCCTGAAGGATGTTTTGGTACCTTGTACCAATCTTCTGTGCGAGAAGCTGTTAGTTTCTTGGAGAAGCGTTCTTCTAATCTTTTCACCAAGGATGGTGAATTTAAACCTCAAGTGTTGGGTATTAAGTTGCTCAACGTCGGTGAGGCTCATGCCAAGAGTCCAATGAGGTTTATGCCGGAAGGAACTGAATTTCAGTTCCATGGCCTTGCTCCGGGGCGCACGTCTACCAAGTCGTTGGTTAGGGTGTTGCCTACGTCAGAGCACGTTATGGATGTCTGTGATAATCCTAACGTTTATGGTCCGCCCAAGATGAATCCTGAGTGGGAAGCCTACCAGAAGGCGCTCGCCAATATGGCGATTCCTGCTAAGCAATATCCAGTTGCGTTATTGGATTGTGCTGTTGAGGATTATCAGAAGCCTTTGTTGGAGCTCGCCCGCTCTGACATGTGGAAGGATACTCGTCCTTTGACGCATATTCAGACCATTAATGGTATTCCTGGAGTTAGATTTGTTGATGCTATGCCCAAGTCTACTGCTATTGGATTTCCTTTGGTTGGACCTAAATCCAACTTTATGGTTGAATTGCCAGCAGATGAGATTTATCAACACAAGTTTGATTTTGAGCAAGATATTTTAGCTGAAATTGAGCGTGTCGGTAACTGCTACCGTTCAGGCGAACGCGCCTTTACGGTCGCCAAAGCCTGCAAGAAGGATGAAGTTTTGCCCTTGGCTAAGGGTAAATGTCGCATCTTCTATGCAAATGGCATTGCGCAAACGTATTGGATTAGGCGCCTTTTCTTGCCAATTGCTCGTATGCTTCAGATGAATCCCTTAGTTTCCGAGTGTGCAGTAGGTATTAACTGCTATTCCCCGGAATGGGATGAATTGATGAATCACCTTGGTACTTTTGGTGATCAGGCTTGGGTTGCTGGAGATTATTCGAAGTATGATCAACGCCTCCCTACGCAGTTAATTCTTGCGGCCTTCCGTATTCTTATCAATATCGCCCGTCAGTTTGCTTACGATGAAACTGATATTTTGATGATGGAGTCGATTGCGACTGATGTTGCGTACTCTATGATCAACTTCAATGGTGATTTGATTAGTCTAGTTTCTGGTTCCCATATTAGTGGAAACTCTCTCACCGTAAACCTCAATGGGATTTGTGGAAGTCTCAATTTGCGATGCGCTTATTTCGCAAAGAGGTCGTCCGAAGTTGATTTTCGTTCCAATGTGCATATTGTCACTTATGGTGATGATAATGCAGGATCTGCTTCGTTGATGTGTGAGGGTTTTGGAGTTCAGGAAATCTCCAAGTTCTTGGCCGAATACGGTCAGACTTACACTATGCCAGACAAAGAGAGTGAACTAGTCTCTCGTATGTCTGTTTCAGATGTCGAGTTCCTTAAGCGCAAATCTGTTTTCATTCCGGAAATAGGTGTGCATGTTGGAGCTCTGTCTGAGGACTCTATCTTTAAATCGTTGCACTGCTGTGTGCATGATAAGAAGAGTCCATTATCGTTAGACCAGTTAGCTGCTGGAAATGTTGATGGCGCGATCCGTGAGTGGTTCTTTCACGGTCGTGATACATTTAATGTTAGGCAGCAACAAATGGTCGAAGTTGCTCGTAGATCACGATTAACTTCAATGTGTACCAATCTTAACAAGTCCTTTGATGAATTTGCTCAAGAATGGTACGAAACTTATAAGGACTGGTAGGTCTTCATCAAAGACCTTCGGATGCTTTGCCCGTAAAACCATTGATGTGTAATATATTGGATACCGTATTTGTATACATTGGCCCCTCATGTATATTTGTATAGGCTTGTATTATAGTTGTATATTTCTATTTAGAAATGGATTGACACTCCAATTTGAGAACGCTGTCGTGTAACAATGGTACTCGTTGCATAGATGTAAGATTAAAGTGTACTTCTAAACTTTTTAATGTAAATATTAATACTTCGTCAGAGAAAGCACAGGTCGTAGATTTCTCTGATCAGAATCCTGGTTACGACTATGTAGTTCCCTCCATGCCTGATGCCACTTTTAGGAGTGCTCAGAAGTATGACGCTAGTTTGGAGGAATTTTTCTCGCGTCCTGTTAAGATTGCATCATATACTTGGAGTAATGGTGTGAATCTTTATCAGAAATTTAATCCGTGGAAGCTCTTTTGGGAGAATCCACGTGTGATCAACCGTATTTCCAACTATTATTTGTTGCGTAGTAAATTATGTGTAAAAATTGTGATTAACGGAACTGGTTTTCATTTTGGTAGGTTGATTGCTTCGTACATTCCCTTGGATGCTCAGGACAATCTCACAGTAGATCGTGCCTTTTATATCCAAGACGTTGTGCAAGCTAGTCAGAGACCCCACATTTATTTGGATCCTACTATGTCTTTAGGTGGACAATTGACTTTGCCTTTCTTTTATTATAAAGATGCTTTGTCTGTACCTGAAGATGAGTGGGATCAGTTGGGTTCTATGATTATTCATACTATCGCGCCTTTGCGTCATGCTAACGGTGGTTCAACAGACGTTACTATTAACGTTTTCGCTTGGGCTGAGAATGTTGAAATGGCTATTCCTACGTCTACTGAACCTGGAACTATTGTTCCCCAATCTGGATTTGAACCTCAATCCGGAGATAGTGATGTTAGTCCTTGGCGTTTGTGGTATGATCGCCTTGATCCACGTTTAGTTCATTTAGTGGATGCTTGTAATACGCCCAGTCAATTAGAGAATCTTCTCTTGGCTGGTGCATTATATAAAGGTCAATGGTTGCAAGATCCTTCTACACCAGAGATCGATTATATACGTAGCCTGAGGACGTTGCCTCCTAAAATTGCTATGGTTCTTTTTGAATCTGCATATAATGGAGCCGGTAATTTCGTCAGGCCTCATGCTCCTCCTGACCCTCCGTCTCTTCCGGAGCGAGTGCCAGATACTATTTGGGAGTATATTCCGTCTAAAAATAAGGAGCAGTCTCACTGGAAGAGGAAGTCTTTTGAACCTCAATCTGGTGATGAGTACGGTGATGGACCAATTAGTAAGATAGCTAGTGTAGCTAATACTTGGTCTGCTGCCTTGATTGATGCTCCTATGATTGGACCTTATATGCGTGCGACTGAGCTCGCTACAGGTGCTGTAGCTCAGATTGCACGTATGTTTGGTTATTCTAAGCCTGCGCAAATTGAACCAGCTGCTATGGTAGCAGTTAATCCTTTCTCGCGTATGGCTAACGGTAACGTTGATGATCAAGTTGAAAAGTTGTCATTAGATGTTAAGCAGGAGTTGACGATTGATAGTCGAACGGTTGGACTCGATGGTACAGATGAGATGTCTATTTCTTCTCTTGTAACTCGTGAGTCCTTTCTTACTACTTTCGATTGGACAACGGCCCAAACATCTGAAACTCTATTGTTCACTGCTAAGGTAACTCCTTCACAGTGGTCTGTTTTGAGTTCTGAAATCCACCCTACGCCGGGTGGTTATTTGTCAGCAGCTTTTGATTATTGGCGCGGGACTATTGATTTTCGTTTTATGGTTATTTCTAGTAATTTTCATCGAGGACGTATTAAGATTGTCTTCGAACCGTATATCGTAGCTTCCAATGAGTATAACACCAACTACACCTATGTTTGTGACATTGCGTCTGAGAAAGATTTTACAGTGTCGATTGGGTGGGCCTCACCTTATGGTTGGTTGTTAACGGATAAGCCTAACACTTCTACAGTGCAATGGCAAACTTCGTCTTATGGAACTGCTTTTAGTCGCACCGCAAACGGTGTTATTAGTGTGTATGTTGTAAACGAACTTACAGCACCAGGTATTTCTACTTTGCCTGATGTTGATAATAATGTTAAAGTAGCCGTCTTCACTTCTTGTGGTAGAGATTTGGAGTTTGCAGCTCCAAGTAATTCTATTCAAGATTATTGTTTCTTTCCTCAGTCTGGTATTGAAATGGTAGATTATTCTTTTGCAGGAAATAATTCGGTCCAATTTGGATCTGATGATTTTGTTCCTGAACTGGAAACCATTTTTGAGGAAGTTGAAGACGTGAAAGTTCGCATTGCCAATTTTTCTAGAGTTAATACTGTTCGAGCTACGCTTGCAATTGCTATCATTACATCTTTAAGTGAGTTGGTGCGCGAGTTGCGCTCAATTCCACTTCCAGTTGTTGATAAGCTTGTTCCTCAGTCAGGTGTTGACGAACAAGGTGTTGCAGAAGATACCACTGATCCTTCTGCGCCGATGCATGTGCAAGTAGATGATGCTCTAGTAGCTGGTAGTGCAGTTGTAAATAACACTGTATATATGGGGGAGTCTATTCCGTCTTTACGCTCTCTAATCAAACGTTACAGTATGTATTTTGTCATTGGACCAATTTCAACAGGTCAACGTGTTAAGATACTCAGGCATCAACACTTTCCTCTTTATAGAGGAGGTGCGCCAGACGCGTTTTTCGATACTGATACGCTAGATAAAACCAACTATGTATATATGACATTGTTGAACTATATTGTTCCAATGTTTGCTGGTTACAGAGGTGGTATAAGATGGAAATTTATTAGTGCCAATGGTGGTGGCACGAATAAAAATACCTATTACGTTGAACGTATAGGTGAACAGCGTGGTTCTGCCAAGTTTGGTATTTCAGAATTCGCTGTGTTGGGACCCGACAGTACTGCTCAGTATTTTTATGAGCATTTGATTACTGGTCCTTCGTCCGGTGCCGCAGGTTGTGCACTAGTGGCTAACGCTACTGGTGATGGAATTTCTTTTGAAAGTCCACATTACATGACTTATCGTATGGCACCTGCTAAGAGAATGGATGTGAACGATTCAGATTACCCATTCAATCAGAGCTGGCGAGCTCACGTAGCGTATAACGCTGCAGCGTCAGGAGACGCAGAGATTAAAATTCTCTGTGCAGGAGCAGAAGACTTTTCGTGCTTCTTTTTCTCCGGGTGCCCTATTTTATATAGGCGCACAAGTTATCCCCTTCCTTTATAAGGGGGCCTAAACTAAGGTTTGGTTATGTTTTTCAACCAAATCTAATCGAGTGTGTGACTCACTCGTGCGGCGGGCTAATGTCGCGGTCAGGAGATCCGTTTAACGGATATCTACATTTCTTTGTTGTAAGATTCAAGGTTTTAACGTAATGGTTTATGTAGGTATTCGTATCTCCATAGACTTTACGTGTTTTACTTGAGTCACAATTTTAGAAGTGTGAGACCGAAAGTTCCCTTTATCGGGAGTTATCGCTACTCAAGGTTTTCCCAAGCTTTATCCGGGTTTTGGTCCTTGAGTGTGTAGGTCAC